TGATACACTAAATTTTTTACCAATAGGTAATCTAGCTCTAGCTTCAGCAGAAAAATATTTAAAATCTACATTACCTTGTTCTCTTTGTTCTACTTTGGCAATATGATATTTACCTGTGTGTCTTACAAAGTATCTAGAATTAATCCATTCTTCTCCACGTCTTCGTTCTTTTTCATAATGAATTAAATATTCTAAACCTTTTATAGCAGCGGTTGGAGCAGATAAACCAATATTGTTTTCATCTTCACCTACACCATTATAAAAGTTTGAACCTTTAACTTCATAGTCAAATCTAGCTAATTTCCTTATACCAATACCATATCTATAATCAAATGGATGATAAACTGTTTCATCAATTACATTAGGTATTGCATATAAATCATCAGGATCTGTTCTAATAAAAAACGTAGGTCTACTAGTTATATATGAGTTTCCTACGTTACCAGCTGCATAAACTGTTCCGTATTTAAGGAAATCTTTATATACATCCTTAAAAAATTGTGCTTGTGTGTTACTAGAAAGTAGTAACATTAGTGTTATTAATAGTATTCTCATAGTTTAAGTCTTTTTTTATATTATTACTTGTTTTAGTTTGTTTTTAATCATATTGTTCAAAAAGTTCATCATAATCAATATCTTCAAAATCATAATCAATATTTTCCCAATCTATAATATTTGGATCTTTATTCATATTAAATCTTCTTCTAGTTTCTAACTCTTTTTCTTTTTTTGCTTTTCTGAATCTTTCTTTTGATCTTTCGTCTATACCTAATGTCCAATCATTATAACCGGCTAATAAAGCTGGTCTAGCCCACATCTCTGTGTCTTCAGCAAAAGCATTTTGTATGTTATCCATTTTCATTAATATTCTATCAAAAGGAGCATTGGTTACACCTGATAATAATTGAGCACCTGCCATCCAAGCTGGATTTTCTAAACCAAAACCTCCTTCTTTCATTTCATCTAAATCGTAATCAAGAGCTCTTAAAGCAGATCTTACTTTTAGTATTTTTGATGATATTGGTGGAGAGAATTTTAAAAACTCCCATGCTGCGTCCTCATATTTAGGTCTATCTTCTCTACTTTCTTTCCACATTTTATATAAAACATTTTTACCAGCAGCTAACGCAGCGCCTTGATAACCAAAACCTCTAAGACTTGAGTCAAGAGTACCGTTTAATATATCTGCAGATTTATCAAAAATTTGTTTTTCATCATCTTCGTTTTCATCAAATTTTATTGCCCAAGCAGCTTGTTGTATAGTGTTAAATATTAAGTTAGCAATAAATCCATAATACATTGCTTTAGAAGTATTTGTTCTAGCGTCACCTCTACCAGCTACTAAATCTTGTATAGCTCTTTTTTGTAATCTAGCATACTGCATAGGTGTATTTGCAAAAGCTAAAATAACTCTACCTAAACCAGAAGCTTGTTGAGCACTTATTTTATCAGCTCTACTTGATTGCTGAGTTTCTTCTGATATTTCTCTAAATTCTAAAAATGCTTTTTTCTTAGCTGCTTTTTTACTTAAACCTTGATTTACATATGTGTTATATCTATTTCTAAAGAAACTAGCTCCACCCATAGCTATTGCAAAACTATCAGCATGTCTAGTTAAAAGAAAACCTTGTTTAAGCATATATGAAATAACTCCATTTATTCCTTTTTCTCTAGATGCAGCTTCAACAATTTCAGCTTCATTTATGTTTAGTTTAACACCTTCTCTACGTTGTACCAAATAACTTGAGTTGTATATAGATATAAAATCTTTCCAAAATTGTTTTTGATTACCAAAGGCCATTGCTGCTTTCATTGGATTATTATCAGTCATGTTTATATAGTTAACCATTGATAAAGTCTGTAATAAGGCTGATTTACTATTTAAGAACATTATAGTACCAACTGAATTATTAGCCCAATCTAATAATTGATTTTCCATCTTCTGCATATAAGTATTGTTAAATACTTTTCTATTTTGTCCGCTTTTCATTCTTTCTAATATATTTTCCATTGCTTCTCTCCAGTTCTTACCTAAAGCAGCTTCTAATTTATTCATATTAGCTTCTGAAAATATAATATCTACATTGTTATTGAATTCTTTTAAATGTTTAGCTCTTTTGTTTTTATTTAAACCATCCATTATATCTGTTGTTATTGTACCAGCTAACCAAGATTTTGATGGTTGTACATAACCATCAGCTTTATGTATAGTTATTAATCCATCTGCAAAATCTCTTAAGTCAGAATTTGATTTAACAGTTCTTTTTAACATATTTAAATCTGTTTTCGTTAAATCAGGTATTTTATAACCCATTTTATCCCAAACATAAACTCTAGCAGCTTCTTCATATGTATATGCTTCTTTTTTACCATCTGAATCAACAATTTTCTTCTTTAGTAATCCACCTTTACCAGCTACAGATGGTATTCTTTTCTTTAATTCTCTATGATCTCTTTGAATAGCAAATTTTTCTTGAGTCATATTTCTTTCACCTCTAGCAAATGGATCTATTAGATTGTGTTTTAAAAATGCAAAATCAGCATCTCCATTTTTTCCTTTTCTTAATATAGGATATAATAAACCTGTAAAATCTTCAGCTGAATAAGGTATCCAAACTTTAAATCTACCTTTTCCTTTACCAACAACCCTTGCTTTTGCTTTTGAATATATTTTATGTTTACCTATATTAAACTTACCTTCTAATATTTCATTAAACACAACATTCATATCTTTTGCTGCAAATGCTTGTTGTACGTCTGATTTAACATCAACAACATCTAATATTCTTTTTACAGCTTTAACATTTTTAATTGCATCATCAGCAAAGTAGAAATCATTATACTTTTCAATAACTTTATCTAAAACAAAATCAGCTTTAGCTCTTGGAGCTCCACTTTCTAACCCTGTTATATTTTCTACTGGTATATTTAAACCAATACCTTTTAAGAAATTATGTATTGCTAAAGCAGAACTTTGTGGTCTAGCAGTTAATACAAATATATCTCCACTACCAAACTTACCTTGACGTTTCATTGCTAAATCAAATAATGGACCTTTTTTAGCACCAATAACTTTTTCAAATTCTGAGAAATCAAACTTAGCTCCTTTAGCTTCTAATGCTTCTGCTCTTTTAGCAAATTCAGCTGCATTTATTCTAAATGGTTTACCTTCAAGTGGTATAACTTTTACTTTTTCTTTTGTATTAGCTAGCGTTTGATCAAAATCAAATATACTTATACCTTTTCTTTTTTTATTAGGATCTTTTGCAATCTCCAATGCCCTATCTAATTTATATGCTTCTAGAGCTTTTTCTAATCTAAGAACTTCTTTTTTACCAGCACCTTCTATCATCTCTTGATAAAGACTTTTTCTAAATCCACTTTTTGCACTATATATATGTTTAGCTAATTCTAAATTTTTTCCAAATCTAAATATATCAGCGTTACTTACTTTGGCATCTACTTTTTTACCATCAATAATAGAGGTATCAATCATGTTAAATTCTGATAATAGACCATATATTCCTCTATATTTTCTTAATGCTTGTTGACCTTTTGTAGTCCATAAACCATCAGCTATTAATATAGCAGAATCAAAACTCATGTCACTACTACTTTTAAGGTGTTCAAATTTTCTCATTTGCTCAAATACTTTCTTTTGAGCTTCTGCTTTTCTCGACTCAGGTGTTTTTCTCTTCAAACTTATAAAATTACCTTTCACACCAACGTATCCACCATCTTCTATCATTTGATCTACTTTTTCCTTAAATACTTTTGTGTCAAAAAAGTTTTTAGGAAGTATCATCATATAACCATTAGGTGCTAATACTCTTGCTCCAGTTGTACCAATTTCTCCATTAGCTTTATTAAGCTTGAACATATAGCTCAACCTTCCATCTCTTATTTCTTTATACTTAGCTTCACTTTTTTGCTTTGGTACATTTTGTATCCAATGTTGTAAAGTAGAATTCCACAAGTCAAATAACTCTAATAATATTTTACTTTCTTTTTTTGTAAAAATTTCTCTTGCTATTTTCTGACCACCACCTTCTATACCAGCTTGCCAAACCTTATGAACGTTACCCCAAGTTTCAGAACTATAAGCACTACTTTTACTTAAAAAATCCCAATCAATTTTTCTCCAACGTTTAACTAATTCTTTTGGTAATTCTTCTTTTAAAATATTTTTATGTTCTTTATTTTTAACTTTATCAAATTTTGTTGCTAAAGCATCCATAATAGCTTTTCTAAAAGCTCCTTCTTGTCCCTTTTTTGTTTTAGCTAAAGTTGATCCAACAACTGAATAATGTCCTGCTGCTAAATCAAATAACATTTTTAAGTTACCAGATTGTTTAATTAAACTAACATCTGGTATTATAGTAAACATTTCTACAGCATGTTTTATAAATTGTTCAACTGCAACTTCGTTTTCTTTAAACTTTTTAGAAGAAAGACTAGCGTATCCATTTTTATAAATTTCTCCATATTCTGGATGTGCTTTTATTTTTTCAGTATATCCTTTATTAGAGACCCCTTGTTCTGCTTTAAGAGCTAATATATTGTGAATTTCATCTTTAATAATTTTAAACGCCTTAGAATTATTTTCTGCAAATAGCTTAGGATTAGATATATATCTTTGTATTAATTGTATTCTACTTCTATCATTTGTACCAATACCTTTTTTCTGTAATTCTAATAATAAATCTCTTGAAGCTAATGAAGCAGATTTACCACCAGCTATTTGATCTAATAAAGCATCGCCATTAAGTTTATCATATAATTCTTTATTTATTAATTCTCCTTTTTCATTTTTTTTAGTCAACCAAAGTCTAACAGTTTGATTAGTAATTGCTCTACCTGTTTCTGTTATTAAAGCATCTATAGCTCTAAGATTTTTACTTTGTGATTTTATATTTGTTTTATTAAAATCAACTTTACCTTCAGCATTTAAAAATATTCCAAATTTTTCTAAAAACTGTTCTTTAGTTAAGTTTTTAATTTTATTTTGTACGGGTAATCCGGATGTTTTACCTGTTTTAGCAGCAGATGCTTGAGCATCTTTACCTTTTCTTGTTATAGGTGTATATAACAAACCATTTAATAGTGGGTCTCTAATTTCAGTAGATAATCCTTCTATTTGATTTCTACCTGTTTTAAGCATAGCTCCATGTGGTAATAAATCATACAATGTTTCCCATTTTTCAGCAATATATTCTGCTTTTTGTTCTACATTTTTAGCTGACTTACCAAATACAACCGGCTTTGTTACACCTTTTTTTGTAACATATTCTTTTATACCACCAAATATTTCAAGGGTAAGATCAGGTGTTAAGTCTATTAAATCTCTATAATTTGCTTCTGATAACTTACTTGCTTCAATTTTAGCTTCAATAGCTTTAATATGCTTAGGTGATAATCCTAGTTTTTCTTTTAAAAGTATCAAACCAGCTTCCACCTGTTTAGGTCCATTACTACCACCTCTTGTTGTTCCACCATCTAAAACCATAGGTGTTCCATCTACTAGTTGCATAGCTTCACTTCTTACACCCTCAGCTTCTATACTAACTGTTTTAATTGTTTGATCTTGTGTTCTACCACCTTGTAATGCTCTTAAAATATTACCTTGTCTTTGTGGTCTACCACTACCCGTTACGTAGTTAGGTCCAAATAAAGTATTTCTTAAATAAGCTCCAAATGGCACACCTCTTTCCATTGGTGATAATCCTACATTACCATCAGCATCAACCTTACCTTTCTTTAAATAACTATTTATTATTTTATTAAGTTCATTATTTTTAGTATACCCTTCAAACATTTTAAAAGTAACATCTGAACCAGGAACATCCTTATATGCTTCTTTAACAAACTCATTAAGTATACCCATGTTATTTTCTCTTAATCTAGAGAAATGAACTGAAGGATCTATACCTTTATCAACTAATTCTTTATATTTTAAAATCTCTTTCTCATTAGTTTCTGACATAAGTATCGAACTATCAATACCTCTAATTTGAGCAGCTATTATTTTATTTTGTTCTCTCCAACCCTCAGGTTTTTCTTTTACTAATTTTAAATTCTCTTTTAATAATCTATCTCTTTCTGCTATTAAATCTTTAGAAGGTTGCATTCCTTTTTTACTTCGCCCACCTTCAGCGTTAGTTAATCCTTGAAGTTCTATTTTATCTAATTGAGCTAATACTTTAATCTTTTCTGTTATATCAGTACCTCTTCTAGCGCCTTGAGATAATCTACCTAAAAATCTAACAAAATCTCCCGCTGTCTTTATTTTGATTTTACTATATGGCATTCCTTGGAAATTCTCCTCGTATATATCTCTAAATTCTTGCATTATATCTTCTACAGCATTTCTAGTAACTTTTGAAGCATATATTTTTCCATCTGTAAAGAACTCAGCCATATAGGCTAGAAATTCATTAGCTTTCATTTCCCCTGTTTTACCAGCATAAGCAGCGTCAATAAAGTCTTTTAAAGGACCTATTTCAATCCCATCATATTCAGCTTTTAAATCATATTTTTTAAATATTTTACTTAAGTTAGCATTTAATCTTCTTTCAAATCCTCTTGGCTGAGCTTTCATCCAACCATCTAAAGCTGCGTGAACTACCTCATGTATTGGTTTACCGGGAGTAAATTTAGATTTATCTATTAATATTCCTCCATTTTTTCCCATGTCAGGATGGAATTCAGCAGCGTGTTCTTTATTTTCAAATAAATGTTTTTTATGTTTAAACTTTCCACCTTCATAATATTTCCAAGTAATTCCTTTAAATCCTGGGATAACAGCTTTTAAAGCATTGTTAACGGGTTGTTCATATCTTTTTGCCATTTCAACCTCAAAATTTTTACTTTTAGGATCTAAATCTTTTCCAAATTTTTCAACCCTAGCCATATTAAATAAATTCTGAGAAGCTGTTACATATGAATTAAATTTATCTCTTTCTTTTTCAGATAAATTTTCTAATTTTCTATTTCTTCCTTTTTTACCATATCCAAGCATTTGAAGAGCTTTTAACTGTAGTGCTGCTCCTGCTCTATTTTTAGCTTCACTGGTCATGAAGTCAGTTTTCTTTATATGTTGTGCTCCAACAATACCAAAAACTATAGAATTAGTTATAAATCTTTTTGTAACCTCATCAAAATCTCCAAATAGTTCGTTGAAATGAGTTTTAAAATCAGCGTTGTCCATTAAATCATCCCAAGCTGCTTCTGTTATAGTAGCAAATTCCATAGATGCTGCACCAACAGGACCACCCTTTAGAACTTTTTGCCATAATGGATTTAACCAAGAGAATCTTGAACCAGGTTTAAAAGGTGTTAAACCTTGAGTTAAAACCCCACCTGTATAAAACGCAGCACCAGACGTGGGTTTAAATCCAGCTAATGACATTTTAGCTTCTTCTATCATTACTTTTGTACCATGGTATAAAATATTATTCCATAACTTAGCTTTACCTGTTAAAGCTTCTGCACCTTTTAATGTTTTTTCTGCGCCAGTTATAAATTTAAATTTACCACCTTCTTTTAATAATCTTAAATATCTAGTAGCACCAGCCCATGTCATTACTCCTCCAGTAGCAGCACTAATTATACCTAATTTTATTAATTCAGGTACAAAATGTCCTACACCTTCACCTATGTTTTCACCCCATGTTCTTTCAAAGTTTTCAACTTGATCTTCGTTCCACTCTAAAGCTTGTAAACTACCACTTTTAATTTCTTCTTGGAATATATTATTATAATCATGTTGAACAGATTGCATAGTATCTAATAGATATCTAGTTGTTTGTTTCTTACCACCTAAATTAGCTACAATTCTATCAGCTTCCGCTTCTGGTATATCAACAAAGGCTGTTAAAATAGATTTAGTTGCTGTGTTAACAAAAGCTCCCAATCCACCTCTTTTCTCTATTTTGCTAGGATCTCTTTGTACTTTAAATAAATTATATAAAGCATGTCTTTCACCTATATTTCTATTATGTGCTTGGTCTAATTGTTCAACAAAAGTTAAATCTTCTTCATTTATAACATCATGACCAAAACCACCAGCACCCCTATCTTTCCACCATGAATCAAAACGTCTAGTAGTTATACCAGCTTTATGCAAATCATTATATGGTACTTCATAAACACCGGGGCCTAAAGGAAAATTTAACTTTGTTAATAAATCATTATAAGGATTAAGTATTCTACCGTCACGATTTTGAGTGTTTCTATCATTGTAATTAGAAAAATCTAAAGTAACAGTTCTATTACCTTCATTTAAAAGAGCTTCATGGTGTTTCCAATTTGCCTCATATAATTTATCTCCAGCTTCACCCATTGTCATCATTGGATTATCGAGCATAACTTGCTCCAACATGTTATTTAAAGCAATTGTGTTTGCTGTAACATTATATGAATCTTGCATTTCATTAGAAGAGTTTTCAGAAAAACCATCATTCATAAACACATTAGCTAAATCTTCATTAAACTCTTGGTAAATCTCGTATTTAGGAGCTACTCCTGGCTCAACAAAATCCGATCTAGTTTTGGTTTTCCAAGCTTTTTCATTAATTTGTTCTACATAGCTATTTATTTTTCTATTTTCTGCAGTAATTAAATTTTCAATACCAGCAATATCAGCGTCTGGTAATAGTTTTTTATCTTTTAAATCTTGAATTCTAGTTTGTGATTCTTTTATATTATCTTTTAACTCTAATATATTAGTTAAAACTTCTTGAGATACACCGAATTGTCTAGCGAGAGATATATTTGCTGATCTTTCCCAATCTTGTATATATTTTTTATTGGTAATTAAATTTTTTTCAAGAATTGTATTCTCAAAATCTTCTTTTTGAATCTCTTCTTGTTGAATAACACCATATCTTTGATCATAAATCTTTAAAAATTCATCTTTAGCCATTTTATAACCCCATGGATTATTATTCATAAAGTTACTGTAAACAGCGTCGCGTTCTTGTTTTCTTTGGGAATTGTTTAGTTCGTATTGACTATCTGTGGAGGATTTAGCTATATTTAAACCATATTCTTGAGGTGTTCTTCTAGATTTTCTTATTTCATCCTCTATATATGTTGTAGCGTTATATACTTCTTCTGCTGTAGATGTTCTTTCTTGGATTTTATAATGAGAGATTTCTCCAGATGCACCTACAATTGCTTCGGTTTCATCAGTTTGGAATTTTGGATATAAATCTGGAACACCATAATTTGTTCCTAGTTTTCCAAATACTTTTTTCTCTATTGGATCTTCATTTTTTTTAGAATTTTCAATGAAGTTTATTACTCTAGTATATGGATCTCCATATCTACCTTCGCCACCTTCTCCAAAGTTCCAATCAGTATTTAATGGTATTCTTTCAGATTCACCTTTTGAATTTCGTACTCTTACATAGTCAAGCATTGGTACACTTTCATTAAATTCAATACCATACTCTTCCTTAGGATAACGTTTCTGTAATCTTTCAACCACTACTCTTTCAGCATCTTCACCTCTGAAATTGAAGTCATCTCTAGAAATATGTGCACTTTCACTTTCCAGTGTATTAATATCTACTGGTTGTGTAGTTGCTTTTTTTGTAATCCCGTGTTTTTTGATGTAATCCTCTAAACTAAGTCGCGACTTAATTGCTGCTTGCGCGATTTGTTGTAAAGAATACTCTTTTCCGTTGTATTCGTACATTTAAAACGTTTTTTTAATTTGTTGGTAAACCTCCTGCTATATCGTATTCTAATCCAAGTCGATCTAATACAAAATTATAAGCAACAGGGAAGTTGTCTTCTTCTTTTTGATTGGTAATTTTTCTAATATCCTTAATAAAATCTTGAATATTAACATCGTGTCTTTTCCATGCTCCTTCTTTATCTTCAGTTGCTATAATAATTTTATATTGATCTAAGTTAATTGGTTTTGGATATGTAAGTTTATCATTATTTTTATACTTTAAAGGTCCGTCATGGTATCTAAGGTATAAAATCTTTTTATTTCCTTCTTGACCAATTTTTACACTTCTAATATTTTTACCATTGTATATTATATTTTCAAAACCTGCAAGTATTTGTCTAACATCCATTTTTGAATAGTTACCTAGAATTTGGTTAGTTGCTGCTTCTTCATCTGTTTGCTCTATTGGAGTACCGCCTGTAATATTAGGTCTAATAATATATCCTCCAGATGTAATTGGTGGATATAGTTCTTTATATTTATTCCAAACTTGTTCGTCCCATTTACCATTTTCAAACTCTAATTCAGTTCCTGCATCTATTTTTTGGCCTGTTTCTATAATTTTTATTAATTTCTCTTCAGTTAAAGGATATGGACCGGTGAAATATCTCTTTTTGTTTCCTGTTAAAGATGTGTCACCACCTTCAAAATTATAAAAATTTTCTAATAAAGCCTGCTGCGGAGCGCTTGGTTTAAAGTTTTCATTTAACTCTCCATCAACAACATATTTTTTTAAAGGCGCTGTTGTATCTACTACATTTAATAAATCTAATACCATTTTCAAAGGTTTATGAATATTTTGATAAACATTGTTTTCGTCTATATCTAAAAATTCGCCTCCATTTCTAAATAATTTTGCATTTTCTTCTGCAGCAAGTGCTAATTCATTCGCATCAGTAGCAGTTTGCATGTTTAATCTATCTTGAGTTAGTATTCTATTTTGTTCTCTTTTTAAATTGAACTCAGCATCTGGATCATTACCAATTCTTGGAGCGTGTATTTTAATCTCTGGACGAATTCTATTAGTTAAATATTTTCTCATTTCCTCCTTTTGCCAAGTATGATATGCTGCTAATTCATTTTCATCAATTATACTATTTTCTAAAAAATCATCAAAATTTTCATTTTTACCTAGTATTGACTCAATATATTCTCTATTATCTTTTAAATTTCGATTAATTTCTGTTGCAGTTGGTAAATAAGTATAACCTTCATGACCTTTTATATTATTTGCATAAACATTTTTTAATAATATTTCTGAATCTTTTGAATTCAACATTTCATTAACTACAGCACTTAACCCGCTAGCTTCATCATTCTCATAATCAAAATATTGATATGCTGATCTCTCTGAATAACTTCCTAATGCGTTACCTACTTTATTATGATTTTCTCCTGCTGTTGAAATTTCACTTGCTTTATTTTTTATCTCTTTATCTAATTCATTTTGATCAAATGATTTATAATTCTTAAACATTGCTGCAACGTTTTTTACATCATAATAATGTGCTTTACCATTATCATCTACATAATGATAAACTACACCAAATTGCCCAGGTCTAATTTCATTACCATCACCTTTTGCGTTTACAAAACCAGGGAGAATTCTAAAAGTACTATCTGCATCCCCAGCATTATGCATTTCATTAGCAAGATTGTATGCTTCATTTGAAACTGTTGCTCTATTTAAATCATGGAACTCACCTGATGTAAAAGGAATAGCTGAAGCAGTAAGATCACCTTTTAAATCTCTAACTTGATTTGTCATTGCAGATTGCTCGCTAAAACTCATATTATTAAAATCTCCTCTTGAATATTGAGCTTGAATTTGATCATTAATACTAAGTTCTGTATTTGTTATCATTCCTTGTATTGGATCAACATAAGCATCGCTACTAAATTTAGCGTATTGCGCATCACCTTTCTCTTCTAACTTTTTTCTTTCTTGTCTTCTTTTATCTATTAAAGAATACCATACAGCAAAAGTTCTGTTAAATTCTTGCATTCCTGCTAAGTAATTAACAGGTGGTATAATTTGTGGATTATCGTATGCTCCCATATTATTTATTTATTTGTTTCATTTGTTATATTAACTTCCGCCTTGCATTCCAGCGTAAGCACCAGCAGCACTTCCAAAAGCACCACCAATTGCACCTATCATTTGACCTTGATAAGCTGATGCATCAGACATAGCTTGTTGTTGGAAACCTGCAGCTCTATTTAACTGTGCCATTTCTCTTTGCTCTTGTGCTCCAAATACAAATTGTTTACCAGCAATACCAGCTTGTTGTATTCTCTGGGCTTCAGCCATTCTCATTTGATTCATTTGAGCTTGACCTTGTGCTCTCATTCTTGCATTTTGTGCTTCTTGTTGTTCTATATTTGCAGATATACCTAATTTACTTCTTAAAGCTGCTTGTGCTAAAGCGGTTGCACCACCAGCGCCAGCACCACTAGCTCTCATAGTATCTAGTGTACTTGCTAAAGATATATCAGCTTCTTCACCTTGTAATTCAGCTGCTTTAGTTGCTACTTGTAAGTTTGCATAAGGATTGGTAAGCATACCAGATAAATCCTGAACATCTTTATAAGGATCTTCAACTTTTTGTCTAGTTCTTTCTAATGCTGCTATTTTATCCTCAGCTTTTCTTTGTCTTGATTTAGCATCTTTTCTAGCTTTATTAGCCATAATAGCAGATGTTGCACCACCTACCAACGCTATTCCAACTGCTACAAAACTCATAATATATTATTTTTTAAGTTGTTTAACATGTTTTTCATAATCTTGTGTTGTTATAGAAACTATTTCTTTTTCTAATTTCTTTATATCTTGTGTATTAGAAGGATTTTTATGTACATTAACAAATATTGAATCTTCATGCGCATATATGACTCTTCTAGCCCCTGGTTTAGATATCGTATAACAAGGAGCTATATAATCAACAACATCTCCATTGTTATTTATTGTAACTTTTCCAGTTAATAAAAACCAAACGTGTAAATGTTTATGAATACATCCAATTACAACTTGTCCTTTTTTCATATCCATTTGTCGAATATACGTTTGATCAGCAAATTTATGTGTTATAGGTATTTCTTTTATATCAGGTATATTTTTACCATCACCATAAAAACCTTCTTTTTTATTACTATCTATTATAGCCTCTTGTAGCTTATCAATAGATTTTACTTTTGCTAAATTCATTTAATTAAATTTAAGAAGATCCAACAATTTCATTTGAAACGGAAAATAATTCTGCTTTATTAGCATTCTCATCTTCATTCGCCTCCCAGTATTGAAACTTCATATTTATATGATAACCTGTTAATCCTGTATTTGAAAAATAGGCATCATCTTTAAACTTGTTATTATTTTTATTTCTAAGAGCTTCATAATATTTACCCTCTTTTCTTTTAAATCCTATATTTATATCTAAACCATTGCTATCTACTATAGTCACACCTTCTTTAGGAATTTTATATGCTTCGTCCTTAGTTTCAATATCTAGTGAATTTATAACTGTTTCTGTTTCTGCACTTTCTAAAGACCAATTATCAGATCCTTCGTAACTTGCTGTTAAAAAGTTTTTTATACTACTAGGTTTATCATTTTGTATTACCCTTACATAAGAAGGATCAGAATAACTAGCACCATAAAAACTATTTCTAGCAGTATTTTCATTATAATGTTGATATAAATTCAATGGATCAAAAGTATAAAACTTACCTTTCATACTAGTACCCCAACTAGGTTTATATGTATAAAAAGAAATCCAACCTTTTACACCTTCGCTAAATGCTAATGTAGAATATGTTGTTACATCTGATTGAGTCGATGGGTTAGAAGAATTAGTTGTTGCCATTTCTGTAGAAGTATTTGTTCCATGTAGCGAAACAATATAATGATCTTTAACTCCATCATATAAACCTACTATTTTATTTAAGCTAGAACTAGATAAAGCATCTCTAAACCAATCTTTCATTCCATATATTGAAATAGGTGTTAAACCATCTCTTGATAATCTCATTACAACACCTCTAGATTTATCAACAAAGTATTTTCTTCCACCATGTGACGCGAAACTTTCTGGGTTTTTACCTATACCGTAATCACCTAAGTAAGGCATATTTTGACCTATAACAACATTAGATTGTGACTGTATTGGTGTTCCTTCAGCTGTATAAACAGCATCTTTATCTATTAATGATTTACTAACTTTATTTTCTTGTAATATAATTAAATTACTATCCTCAGCGTGTAGTTTCTGTATAGATCCATTAGCGATATCAACCGCTTTTGTAATTTCTGAACCTATTGGAAACTGATTAGTATTATTTATTTTTGTTTTAGAATTAAAAATACCTGAGTATATTAAAGCATTTTCTCTAACTCTAGTTCCATATTCTAAATCAACAGCGTAAGCTTTAGCTCCATAATCAACATTTGTTCCATTATATTCACCTCGTATTCTAGATTCTTCCCAATGAAAAGATCCAAATTTTTCTCCTGACCAGGATCCTGCAGCGTTTCTACCTGCTATAACAAATGTATTAAAATAAGCGACGTCTAATGTATAAGCCATATTATATATTTTTAATTATTCACAACAATAATGTGGTCCTGTTACAGCTGAAATATAACCAGCACCACCACTAACTCGATAACACATATTGTTACCCGATTCAGCTGTACCTACCATGTAATAGCCATCTGGTGCAACTCCACTACCAGAAGGTTTACTATATATTCTATTTAATGTATATAACGTATCTCCAGTAGGTTCATAACTACTTGTTCCCATTGCAACATACCAAGTTGTTGTAGTTGGATCACACATTGCTCCACCTGTTACATCTGGTCCAGTACAATTATCATCATTACCACAAGTACTAGCGTCATATCTTAATTGTTTTTCATATCTTATTTGCTGCTCATCTATCCTTGTTTCACATGGTGATGTTGTTGATAGACCATCACCATCTTGATCTACTAGTGTAAATTGAACAGTTCTTGCGAGATCACCTAAAGCAAAAAATGCAGCTGCTTCAGTTGCGTCCCAATCAGGACCAGTTGAGAATATTGCTTGACCCGCATTGATAGTGGTTACAAACTTAGCATTATTAGCAGTATGATTAGGAAAATTATGCGATATTGTTAAACCATCTGTGTTTTTGGTAGGAGATTGGGCACCTGTTGAATTTGTAAATTCAATACTCCAAGAACTACCATCTCCTGGTTTTTCATAAATAGAATCTAAAGTTTGAGCACCGTGACTACATAAAGGTGGAGAGTTTGTTATTCCTAAAGTAACATTATCTACTGTACTAGTTCCACCTGATTCTGAAGCCCTTACTCTTAATGTCCAATTATCATAACCTGAATTTGAATAATAAAATCCTCCACCAGGGTTTGCTGTTTGCACTGCTCCAGCACCTTGAACATATACTTTATCGTTATGTTCAACATTATTATTATCTTTAAACCAAATCATTTCCCAACTCATAGATCCAGCAGGTGCTAATGCTCCTGTAGCAGCTAAATTACCTATTGTTGACCCCTGTGCTGTACCTTCTGGAATATTTATATTAGTAGCGTCTGCTGTACCATCTAATGGAGCTGTAGTGTCCCAACCAATATTTGTAGGCGCTGATCCAGCCGCATCTTTTATAGAATCATTTAATTCTGATACTAATCCACAAGTTGAAGTTTCCCAATATATATCTAATTTTGACTCTACTGGTTCTGTTTCAAAGATAGTTAAACCTTCTTTTGATCCACTAAAATATATTTCATCACCTTGTTTAACACTTTGTGCTTGACTCCAAGTTACTGTTCTAGTAGCGTGGGCATAAGAATCAACATATACTGGAACTTCATCATTAAGTGTTTTTATATTAGTACCACCCACATCAAATTCATCAATAACATCAACATCATCACCATACGCTTGGCTTTGATAATCAGCAGGACCACTAGCTTCTACGTTCCAAACAAGAATAGCAGTACCTACTCCATGTGGAGTGGTAACTGGAGACTCGAAAGCACCTGTTGATTCTTGTACTCTTCCTTTTGTACCAGCTGGGTTATGTGTTTCATACATTTGAGACATATTAGGTAACTCTGCTACTAATGGACCTTTTCTTTTACCATAAACAAATGGTGCTATATTAAATCCAGCTGATCCATAATCTGGATGATGTTCTTGACCATCACCAGTAAACCATAATCCTTGATCTTTAGCAGTACCTATACTAATTACATCAATTAAATCTTTTTGTCTATCTCCATAAACGCCTTGAACACCAAGATCATTCATTGTTGAATAATGTCTAAAATTACCAGTTGGTGCTTGTACTCCCATTGATATAACTTTAGGAAATAGTCTAACTTCAGACCCTGATATACCTTCTTTAGTTTCATCTTGAGTTTTTACATCTCTTGGTACTTTATTTATATTATCTCCATATAAACTTAACCAACTTCTACCACTTCTACCAGTATCTCGTTTATTATCTACACTATTCCAACTATCCGCTGGGTGTGAACAGTATACGTTATAATAATCTTGTTCTGTTTGTTTTACAACAACTCTATAAGAATACCAACCGTATGGATTATATCCAGTACCTATAGTATTATTAAACACTTCTGATAAACTTTGTGTTACACCAGAAGGATCCATAAATTCCATATCTAAACAAACACCGAAGGCTTCTTGTAAAGTACTCCAACTATAAGTATCACTTGTAAGTTTCTCTGATAAATTTTCAGATACATTTGGTATAGTGTAAGTATCATTTACACCTTGATCCGATGCTAATGTAACAGGATCTGGTTGTAATTGATTTGTTGATAACAACACTGGTGATTGTCTTCCAAATCTATCAGCAAAAACTATACCTAATTGATAAGTTCTTCTTTGTTTAGCAGAATGGTATTTGTATTGTTTTTGTAACCACTGTAAATAACCAGCTGTATCAGCATGCTCATTATTACCTTTTCTTCCATCAGCAGCAACAAAATTAACACCTTTATTGCCATATTCATCTGTTGGATGAGGATAATTTTCAGTGTAATTTCCATAAATAACTCTATTACCAGATATTTCTTGAGCTTTAGCTCTCAAAGGTACTTGATCAAATACTCTTGTTAATTGACCTTCTGGTATAACCTTATAGGGTTCTTCAGATCTATATAGAAATCTACAAACTTGTCTATGATGATATCTTGGTATAACTGTTATTAGTTCATAATTTTGTTTATCATAATGACTACTAGTTGTCATACCAGTAGTAGTAATATCGTTACCATCTACTGACACAATTGTAGCTGAATGCAAATCACCAATTTCATAAAATGTAACATCTTTTGTTGCAGCGCTAATAGTAACATGGCCACCACTACCCGCAACAATAGAATCTACCTCACCGTTATCTTGCTGACCTCCGTTATCCCATACTTCAAATTTCCAATATCCGGTAGCTTCTGTTACTGATTTAACTTTAAATTGTGTATAATTTGTTGAACTACCATTGTCAGCTACTCTAATAAAACCCATACAAACGTTACCAGTATTATGCTTTTGGTTTTTCATTAAATTATACTCAGTATGTTTATCATTAGCTCCAGCGTCAGCGTCATTTATATATATATTGAGCACACTTGTAACAGTTGCATGATCAAATCTAATTTTTCCAGCTCCAGGATCAGCATCAGAAGTACCTGTATCAAAAGTATAATCAACAGCACTCATTCCAGTAAAAGCATCACCTATTGTAGAGTCTTCCCAGTATAATTTATCTCCAGCTGTAATACTATCGTAATCAGCTTTATAAGTTCCTGAGTTCCATACTTTGATTATATTAGGATTGCTATTATCAAATCCAGCAGTACCCATTGTTCCTTCAGCTTTAATATATAGATTATAATTATTAATAGGTTTATGATGATATGATTCTATAGAGTCCATAAAAGTTGAACTAGATGTTGTGTTAACTTTTATATCAGCAACTACTTTTACAGCTGGACTATCTGATTCTTTTGCTAAAATCTCTATGTTTGATATATTAAAAGTATTACTCCATGTTGTTGGTGGTGTTAAACTTTTTGACATCTCATTTAATTCTGGTAATGGTATTCTCATCTCAACTTGATTGATTTGATTTTCCATTATTTTTAAATTTGTAGTCTTTATAACATCAGTTTTACTTACATCATTGTTACTATCTATAATATAATCAAGTTTAGCATCGTTTAATGGTTCAAACACATGTTGTGTAAACGGTGCTATTGTAGAATATTCACCATCTTCGAATTTATATCTATAAGAAAATCTAACAAACTTTTCTTTTAAATAATCATTATTAATATTAACTTCGTTACTAAATACAGTTTTCTTTTTAATAAGTACTTCATAGGGAGATTTAGGAGCGCCATTTTGTTCTAAGTGATTACTACCATTTGTTGTGTTTGAATTACTATTAAGTGTTACTGTTGGTGAACTATAAGTATAATCATCAGGATCAATTAAATATCCATTAACAAACACGTCAATTTCAGTTTCAACTGTAGGTAATGTTTCAAAATAAGCTGTGGTTACAGTAAACGCTCTAGTGCTTCCATCACCAATAAAAGGTTGACCACAGTCTGTTAATCTTATAGCTCCCCATGGAGCAATTTTAGCAACACTTATTTGTTCCTCATATAGATAATATTGATCAGATGCGCTATTATAATTATTTAAAGCTTTATCGATATTTATTTTTCTTGGTTGATTATAATTATCAGTCCAAAATAACATATCTTCTAATACGTTAACTCCTGTGATTAAGTGGTTTTTACTTAAGTTTAACCAAGCACCAGTTACTAATTTCTTTACGTCTTGTTGATCACCTCTATACATGTATATACCACAGTAGTGTGTATCAGCACTGTATGCAGATGTACTAGTTATATCAGAACCTAAATTATCTGCCTTGTTCATTGTTCTAATATCCGTACTATTGGCATCACCTTCAAAGTTAGTTATAAAGAATATTATTCTATTATTTTTAACATCTTTAACATAACCTATAATATCAGTATTATTACCAGTATTACCTGTTGTTAAAGCATCATTATAAGGTATTTTATTTCCTAAAATATTTTCTATAGCACCAACATCACCATCTTCAGATTCAGTTATTATAATATTTTGTGCTTCTCTATATTCACCTTTAGGGATAAGTCGATCATCAAGATCTTTATTCATCTTACCCTTTAAAAAACTATTCTTTATTTCTGGCATTGTTTATTATTTAATCCATTTATTCTTACCTTTCATGATTTGTGTCATTTCAGCAAGTTTTATGTTAGATAATCTTAATTTAGCATTTCTCATTGCCGCTCTTTTTTCTATTTTGTATCTTCTTACTACATATTCTGGTATACCAGCTCTTGTTGCTAATATATCATGTAATAAACTTTTATACATTCCTTCTTCAGCAAACTTATGTATTTTCATTTCACTATCAGTACCTAAACCATCAGATATATATTGTAAAGTAACTACTTTTTCACTAAGACTACTATCAAAAGTTATTTTACCATTTAATTCATCTATAATAAAAACACCATTATCATTTGTATATTTTGGTTCAATACCATATCTCATACCAAAATTAGTTGCTTTATAAGTGTTGTTGTCATTCCAATAATAATAATCATCATGACTTATACTACCACTTAAGGTACCACTATTAAATTCATTAAATCTCTCTGAGGTTACAGATGGGTCAGCTGTTATTAAATCTTGTTCTGTAGTAAATAAATATTCATAGTTAGAATCTTGAATAATTGATTCACTTGGTTTAGATGTATAATCAGCTGGATACAACAAATGTTCAATACCCGCTGTATCAATCCAACATATTTTTACATAATTAATATAATCTTGCGGCATTGGTATACTTAAACTTGGTCCAACTTCAACTTCTTGAATTTTCTCAACTCTACCAATATCATAATTAAATTCAGCAATACATCTTTTTGCATGAAATAAAACATCAGATCTTTTAGCGGAATTTATTAACTTACCATCACCAACATAACCAATCATAAAGTTATTAACAATATCTTTTAATGTTATATACCTATAATCACCATGAAGTCTATTTATTAATTTAACTACTATTTCATCAGTTGTAGTTAGAGGAGTAGCACTTACAGTAGCTGCAACACCACTTCTATTAAAATGTGTAAAAGTAATATTAGGTGAACTATAAGTATAATTTGATAAAAACTGTTCTTCATCATTTAAATATACTCTAAATTCTGATTCAGCAGTAGGAGGATTAGCTATAGTTAATTCAGCTATATTCGTACTAATAATAGTACTTAAATTTCCTAAATCATTATTAAAAGTTTCTCCTAACTGATAATATTGTTGTGGTTTTGTTGTTCCTAATAGTCCCATATTTATTGTTGTTTAGCTATTTGGTTGCTTTGTATTATTTGACTTGCCATTTGTGTTATATCTGGTGCTTTTATAACTATACCAGCCATAGCTAGTATACCGTTTACTAAGTTTGTTTCTTCAGAAGGATGTAATTCAAAATCTACTGATCCTTTTGTTGTACTTTTATAAATATCTTCATTTCTAAGTGTTAATACAGCACTTGTAGATCCAAGTATAGCGGTAGCATCTATAGTTATAGTATCGTCTTTTACATAACCAGTACCAGCGGTATTAATTTTAACACCTGTTATTGTTCCACCACTACCAACTGTAATTGTTATACTTGCACCTGTTCCACTACCACTTGTTGTCCAACCTGCCGTAACACCTGGTGTTCCTGTATAATCATTTGCCGCAGCACCTGCAGATTGTGTGGTCACTATACCAATACTAGTAGTATGGTTGATAGTACTATCTAAAAGTAAACCAGTTTCTATATAAGGATTTGAATCATATATATTTGTACCATATGTTGTATTAACAACATAACCCCATCTTGGTGTTGTTGGTATTTTAATATAAGTACATAATGGATTACCTAAAGTCCAAGATCCATCTGTTGCAGCTGGTTCTACAATAATTTCTGCCTCCCCAGAAGCTGTTGTTCTCTTGTAATATACTGGAAAATCTGTTGTGGGTTTTGTGAGTGGAGAAGACAACATATAAGGAAGTTCGTGTTTATCCACTTGTTCTAAGGAAATTGTTTGATTACTTATTGTTAAATCTATAAGCTTATATATATCACTTGGAAGACTACCAATTCCTGTTGATGTGTTTAATGAAATGGTACCTGATTTGTAGAATGTATCAATTTTTTCTTTAATTTTTTTAGGTAAATTTGCATATCCACTATTAATTCTATTAACAGAGTTCATATTTAAAAATCTATTATATTCAAAGAAAGACTGTTCTAATAAAGATAATTGTACCTGTTCAGCCATTTTATTAAACTCATCAGGTGTTATAAAACCTCTTTGTTCTTTATTTATTATAGATAAAACTCTTTTATATACGTTATTTATATTTATAGCCATAGTTTATTCTTTTTTAATTTCTTCTAGCTGCTCTTCTTGCTTTTCTCTTTGCTTTATTAGCTTGCCTTTTTGCTTTATTAGCTGCTCTTCTTTTCTGTCTAGGTAAAGTGCCCGCCTGTCTTCTTCCTTTTCTATATTCCCTCATGCTACCTTCAAAACCTTCTTTAACAGCTTTATCATAATCTGCTCTTAATTGAACACGATCAGGAGAGTTATACATTGCATGACCTAATTCATAACCTTGTTGATAACCAGCCATCATTTCTTCTCCAACTCGACTAAAGTTTGATGTAGATATATAGTTAGGATCACTATATGCTCCAGATTGATTCATCATGAATTTATTTGATGTATTCTGAACTTCAAGCTCCATAAATCTATTTCCGTTTGCCATAATTTCTTTTTTTTATAGTAATGGTCACCCATAGGATGACCATCCTATAAGTGATTAATTATTTTAATCTTTTTTCAACTGCTCTATAAACGTCTAAACCTTCATCAGTTTTAAAATAATGTGTTAATGCTGAATATGGGTTTTCATCAAATGGAACAGTCATGATTTTCTTTTTGGTTTTACCCCACATAAATGTTCTTTGGTCACTTGATAAACTAAGTATTCCCTCTTCAACAGCTTTAATACCAATATTTCTAATGTTGATATTTTCGTCGTTAGCGAGTTCTAAGAACAAATACGGATCATTCTTAGCAAATACCATAAGATCTCTTTTAATTTCCTTAGAAGTCATCTTAGATACTCTAGAACCAGATTCTGTTCTTACTATTGCTTCAGCTTGATCAATATCCATATTTTTAGCTACATTTAAAGCTTCTAATTGCATTTCTATGCTAAATAATTCATCTTGCGCTTCTGCTTCATTGTTTCTTTCATCATACTCTTTTCCTTTTCCAGGATGATATAATGATAATAGTTGTTGTAAAACAACTTTATTTCTAGGGACGTTTAAAACTCCATCTCTAAAAATAATATGTTCCAGTTTTGCATCTCCTTTAAATTCGTCAACAAATACTGTTCTTTGGTTAGTTGTGAGTTTGATTTCTCTTTCATAACCTTTTTCTTCATCAAACCAATATATACCTTTAGATCTTAATAGTTTCATTACAGGTGAATGATCACCTAAAAGATAATATTCTCTATCTTTAACTTCCCATCTATCTATTGGTTTTTCTTGTTTTAATGGTTTAGTAGTTTTTGGTTCTTCCTTAACTACTACTTCTTCTTGTACTAACTCTTCTTTAGCTAATACGTCTTTTATTGCTTTTTTTGCCATGATATAATATAATTTAATAAGTTTTTAAAAAATAAAGATTAGGGCGGACAAACCGCCCTTATATCTTTAATTACTATCTATTAGTTATAGTTAGCGTCTGTAAATAAGCAGAAGTTATTTGCAGCTTGCGTTACTAAACATCTTTCTGATAGATAATGAACATTCATATCATCGACATCAGAGTTAGCAGCGCCACCTACAGAACCTACTACCCAAGACTTAAGACGTCTGTCTTCAGTCTCAGAAGCTCTATATCTAACATGCAAGAATGGTCGTCTAACGTTTTTACCAAGCATTTGGTCATAAACAGAAGAAGTACCAGCAGGAATTAAAACTCCTTGTACATCTCCAAAATTAGTTCCACCTCTTGTAGATTTGTTGTTTAAGTATTTCCAGTCAGATTTGTAAAAATCATAAGAACCTCTTCTGAATCCAACGAACCCTAAATTAAGAGCCATTTGTTCAGAATTTTCAAAAACACCCCAAGATGTTCCACCATCGTACGCTGAGTTTAGCGAAGCTAAAGCATCGTCCATAGCGATTGAAGCAGTTCTGTTTAAGAACATCATATTTTCTTCAATAGCACCTTGTTTGTCTAGTTCTTTTAATATTACATCGAAGTTAGGAATAACATCTTCAGAAGAAGAGAAAACTTGATCAGCTTCTAATCCTCTTTCTTTGATAGCATCAAATAAACCTTGAGTACCAAAAGTTCCATCTTCGCTACCAAGTTTGGTATCAACTGTTGAACTTCCAGGCACACCTTTTATTGACTCTACCATTGCCATTTCTAAATAATCTTCGAATCTTACTCTAGTATCACCTTCAGCTTTTAGATACCATAAATAACCAGCTTGACCAGCTTCTCCAGAAACTTCGATCCACCCAATTTGAGCAGCGTCAGATCCAGAAACATTAAATACATCTTTTTGGATGATTGGTCTGTTATTAAAAGTATCAACCTGAGGGTCGACACCAGCTTGCATACCACTTGCACCTTTTCCGAATTCAGAACCGAATACGAAAACGTCAATGGTTTTAGTTGCATCCCATCCTGTTAAGTCAGACATATTTGCCACTTTATAAGGATAGATTTTAAATTGAGTTTCACTAGTTTCAGAACCTTCGTTTACGTAACAAACATGCGAACCAGTAAGACCACCACCAGTAACTAATACTGTCGATCCTTTTCTAATTGCAGTGTTTGAACATGTAACGACTCCATTGTTGTCACAAGATAATCCAGTACGAGCAATATGTAATCTACCTTGCTCACTCCAAATAACTTGATCAGACGCCATAGGAAGCTCTGCTCCTACTAATCTCAAAAATGAAGATACAGATCTATCTCCGTATCTTTCTACTTCAGCTTCATATAATTCAGGCAGATATTGTTGTGCCCAAGTATCAAATGAAGAATCCGCAAAATTTACATAATTACCTGTTGTTGCCGTCTTTTTCACATAAGGTGATAATTCTGGAACCGCAGGAATAGTTGTTGTTGCCATTTTTCGTTAATTTTAAATTGTTAATTAATAGTTTTTAAGTTTAATTTTAAGCTTAGAACTATCATCCCCAGATAAAACTTTCACTTTAGTGCCTCCAGCATCAACCACGCCTGGGTTAGATTTTCTAGGATCCATGTTAATATTTTTGGATTTACTAGTAATTTCTTTCACAGCGTCAGCTTTACCTTGTTCATAAAAATGAGTAGCTATTGCATCTGGGTTTTTAGCCGCAAATAAAGACTTATGATAACCAGCAGCGTTTGTCAGCATATTATCTGACGTGATGTATTCACTAAATACATCAATAACATTCTGCTGTGAGTCTTTAACTTTAGCTGCATCTTTAACATTATAACGGTATCTTTTGTCTCCAACTTTAAATTCAAAACCTTTGAAATTATTATTAAACACTTCGTTAGTAAGTTTATTAAAATGCGTTTTTTGTTTTGATTGCAGTTTTTCAGCTTGTTCTTGCTCAGTATTATAACGATTAAAAAATTCTATAGCTTTTTGTTGTTCTGGAAGCAACTTAGAACCCAACTTGACTTCTTCGTAGTATTTATCTTTCAGACCTTCTAAATGCTTTCTAGCATCATTAACCGCTTCTTTATAAGCAAGAGTTTTTCTTTTTACAGCTTTCTCATCGTCCATATCCTCATCAACAGCATAATTATCTTCGATAAGGAAACTTATTTCGTCATCTGTTAGATGAGATTTTGTTTGCTTGTAATATTCTCTTAAAAGAGTTGCTTCATCAACTTCAGAGTAATCAGCATTTAATCTGACATAATCCTCTATAGTTCCTCCTGTTTCATTCATAAAGTTTACAACTTTTTCAATGTTTTCTGGTAATTCCAATTCAGGAGTTTTTGCAACTTCTTGTTCAACATCTTCTACTGTAACTTCTTCTTCTTTAACTTCTTCAGTTGTTTCAGTAGGTGTTTCATCAGTAATTTCTTCTAAAACTGGTGTTTCAGTTTCTTCAGTTTTTACTTCTTCTTTTTCTTCGACTTTGTCGTTTTCTTTTTCTTCAACTTTGTCGTTTTCTTGTAATGTTTTCCCTTCATCTTTTTTAGCTTTAGGGGGTTCATCAACGTTTACTTTGTACATTTTATCAATGTCAGAGTCCCATTTACGTTTCTTAACTTTGATTTTTTCTTGTACGTCTGCTTCAGCTGAAGTTTCTAATTTTTGTTCTTCAACTGGCGTAGTTTCAGTAGGTTGTTCAACAACCTCTTCTACGACTTTTTCATCATTTTTTGCCATAATATAATATAATTAAATAGTTAAAAAATTTTTTTATTTTCCGTCTCTAGCATAATAAGCTATAATCTGTCCAGCATTAACATCAATTTCGGTATATCTACCATAAATTGTAGTACCAGCTGGTAAATCTAAATTAGTTTGTGTTACTGTTATACCACCAGATCCTTCGTTTACAGTTTCAGAACCATCTGCTAAATCACCAGCAGAATCTGCTGTATTAGCCCATTTAGTTGCATCTTCTGCAATTAAGCCACCAGTGCCATCGAAATCTGTTGCTGTTAAAGCTGTTATAGCGATAAACACATGGTTTGTAGGAGGTTTTATAGCGTCACTAGAAGCTGTTGTAAAAACAGATCCTTCAATAGTAGAAACCCAATCGTTAGTTATTCTTCCCATTTTTTTGTTTGTTTAAATTGTTAATAATTATCTTGGTTCAAATTGCTCTAAACCGAATCCTCCTAAACTATCATTTCCAGCTGATTCAAAGTTTTTTGGAGGTCTTTCATTTTTTCTTTGATCAATTAACTCACTTTGTTGAGTTGCTTGAATTCTAGTTCTTTTATCTTTACGATCTTCTTTCATCGTATCTTTATTATTAGTCACTTGTAATTCTAATTCTCTTAATTGTTTAGCTAATAAAAATTCATGCTGCATTAATTCTTTTTTAATTTCGGCTTCATGTTCTAATTTCCTAATATCAAAATTTAATTGTGCTTCATTGACTTGTACTTTACTACCTGCTATTCCTTGTTGTTTTTGAATTTCAGCTTCCGCAGCGGCTTGAGCAGCTTGTGCATTAGATTCAGTTTGTGCTTGAATATTTTCCATTTGCATTTTTCTATCTAATTCTTGCTTTTTTCTCCTACGTAATTTCAACAATTGATTAGCTAGTTTTAAATTTCTTATTTCTCTAACGTCAATAGCATCTTCAAGATATATTTGTTCTTTTTGTAAAGACATTTGAATATTATTCTCAAGTACTTGCTTTTCTTCTTCATCTGGCATTAAATCTAAATAAATACCAAAATCATGTAAATGTAACGTTTTTATCTCATCTACAGTTGCTAAATTAAATCTACCTAGTGATTGTACAAAATTTGTTCTAGTGTTAGAATATTCTAATACATCAGCTATTCTAAGTGATAAACTTTCAGCTGTTTTTAATGTTAAATATAAACCAGCATTTAAAATATGTCTTGTAGCTGTATTTGAATTAGCAGCTGCAAGTTTTTGTAATCCTACTAAAGAGAATTCATCTGGTTTACTACCATCTCTTGCTTCGTTTAATCCAGTAACATCTCTTAACATTTGCATGTAATAGTTATAAGATGCAATTAAACTTTGTATTTTTGCATTACCACCACTTGAATTTAGTTCTTGTATAGGTATTTTACCATGATTAAACTCACCATCTTGTGTCATTGATCTACCAATAACACTACCAGTTTGGAAGTACATATTTAATGCTTCTTGTGGATTATAGTTTGTACCATTACCTAAATCTATTTCAGCTATACCATCAGCATCTAAATAAACACCATCAGGTACTAATTTAGATAACACTTGTTGTAACTTTAAGTGTGTTAATTGAATCATATCTGCAAAACTTGTCATTCTACTAACTAATGATTCTACTTTACCTCTATATATTCTTGGTGCAACAAGACTATAACTCATTTGAACTTTAGTAACATCTGATTTTGGTCTAGTCATGTTTTCTGCTAAAGCCCATTTTAATAATTTATCTTTTCCTACAATTTTAACACCACAGTATAAAACTTCTATAGATCTTTGAACTTTTGAAAAATGTTCTTTAGCATTTTTTGGTGGGTTAAATTGATCTGTTTTTTCTATAACTTTTTTAGCACCTGTTGCTGTATCTTTTATTTTATATACTTGGTTTTGCCAAGTTTTATATTCAAAATATATAACATCTACTGATTCTTTCTTTTCATTATTAACTCTACTAGTATAAGATAGTTTGTTTGATTTACTGTCTTCTAATTCTTTTATTTCTTCTAATGTTAATTGAGGAAATTGTTTCTTTAATTCTGTTATAGTAACATTTTTAACTTCTCCTATATACCATAAATCATCAAAATGTGGAGATTCAGAATAAGAATGAACTATATTAGCTGGATCTACATATTCAATTGTAACACCTTCAGCTGTATTAAAACCAGTTTTACAACATGCTATGCCTATAACAGTAATATCATAATCTAATCTTTTCTTTATATTTTCAAACTTGTTTAAATCCATTAAATTACTTAAAGCTTCTTCTTGTGCTATTTCTATAGATTGTTTGTAATCTAATTGCATATGTAATGATAACTCTTCATCATTTTGTGGTAATTCTTCTGGATTATTTGTAAATGCATTTATTTGCAATTCATTTTGTATAGTTGAAAGTAATTGCTTGTTTCGCATATCTCTAATCATACCTTGAACATAATTTGTTCTTTTATCAATACCATGTGGATCTTGAGAATAAGCTTTTAATTCGTATGATCTTTCATTTATTCCATTTACTACTATATCAACAAATTTAGGTATAATAGGCACAGGTCTCCAATCTAAATTTAGATAAGATAAATCACCATTTATAGATAATTCATCTTTATATTTCTGTATAGATTGTTCACCCCTAGCATATAATCTAAGTTTGTGATAATTATCTTTATTAACAAAGTATTTATTAGTTCCCGAGTCTTTTTTAAACCATTCTTCTTCTACAGCTTTTGCAACTTGCAAGCCATATTCATAAGATGCTTTCTCAATATCTAATACTGCTTGACTTGGAAAACTTGTTTTTGATTGTGTTTTTAACATTTACTTTTCTATTATTTTTGATATTATTCCTTTATTATCATATTTTGAAAATCCAAAATCTATTAATTTTGTTGTTTTCTCACTAGTAGGGCGATATAAATTTTTATTACAAGCCATTATAGCTAACCCTGAACTTATTGTTGCATCAAATCTTGTTCTATTGTTTATATCAAATTTTGACCAATCATTTAATGTTCTATTAAAATATACATTACCATAACTACCGTCTGGTTTAATACCTACGTAATTATTAATATATGTTTCTATAGCTGCGGCATGCGCTTGTTTAATATCTTCACTAGAGTTTGGTATTCCACCAATTTCTTTTTCTGCTACGGATAATTTATTCCATGTTTTATCAGGTCTATTCATTGAAAACCCTCTATAACCTCTTCTTTTTAGATAGTATAATAATCTTGGTTTATTATTTTCTGCTAGTATTGGCATACTATAAAATACTATTGCCATTAATACATCTTCAAAAAACATTTCAGCTGTATTTGGTCTAGCAATATATTCTAAGAAAATTGTATTTGGAGGTGCGTTTTCCATGCTAAACTTAGTTAAACCATGTAAAGCGCCTTTTGATCCTCTTCCATCTACAGTTCCTGATATATCATAACTATCACATCCAAAAGCACCTATATGTTCATTAGCAGGAAATTTCCCACCATTTTTATTTATAATTTTATTTTGTAAATTAGTATGTGGTACCCAACTAATTTTAAATCTTCCTCTTTGATCTGGATAAAATATAACTTTAGTATCTTTTATACCATTTTCCCATTGAAAATTACCAATAGAAATTAAAGAAGATTTATTAATTCCAGAATTATAATCTATCTGTTCATATATTTTAACAAGATTAAATAAACTACCTTTTGTTTCATCTCTAAAAGCATGATCTTCAGTTCTTGGGAATTGTCTATAAAATTCATTTAATGAATCTTGATCATTTTTTAATCCTTCAACTTCATTGTCCCAATACTCTACTATACCAGTGTCTATAAAATCTCCATACGGTCCTTCAACTTCTGTTTCTGGAGTGTCAAATACAGGTATTCCATAAGAATCAATGTATCCTTCGTAGTTCCATTCCATAGGTATGAACAAACTATAGAGTCCTGAACTTGTTTGTCCATTTCTGTTTCTTTTTGTAACATCTGAGGCATAATATAATTTTTTAAAATTATCACCACCTTTATCTAACGCGTTAGAAGTAGAACCCATCATGCATTTACCTATAACTCTACTACCTAACCTTAATGTGGTTTTTGTAACTCTCCAGTTATTTAAAATATTGTTTGGTCTCTCCCATTTACCACTTTCATCATGTACTAATAGTTTTAATTTTTCACCATCATAACTATTATCTCCAGTATTTTTCCAATCAATAGTTGTATCAAGACCTTCTAACTCTTCTGGTTTATCTATTGATTGTATATTTCTTCTAGTTAATTTACTAGCTGGTACCCTATATGCTAATTCTGTTTTAGGTCGATCCATACCATCTTGGATGGGTTTAAAAAAGAATGGATAATTAACTGATATAGGTACAACCTTGTCAGTAAACATTTTTTTAGCATCTGGACCAGTTTTAGATAATATACCATATCTTGCATCACTAGTTATTGTTGCTAAGTTTACAACTTCTCCTGAAGCCATAAACGAAAAACCAGAACGTCTATTCTTTAAATAGCACATTCCATAACATCTTTTATCAGCTTTGCAAGCTTCCCAAAATAAATAAAATAATCTATTTGCCTCTCTGAAATCCGGATGTCCTACGTCTATCTTTGACCATTGTAAATACATGTAGTGAGTACCTGTTATATAAGTAGGAATACCTTTGTTGTAAAACCAAAAACCCTCTTCACGTCTATTAAATTCGTCTTCTATGTAACCAGCATATTTATTTTTAAAATCTTGAGGATACTCTCTCCAATCAAATATTGTTTTTATTCTATTTAATTCTTTTGGATATGGTGTTACTTCCCAAGTATCTTTTTTAAATTTATGTACTTTTTTTGGTATCTTTGGTAATGCTATTTGTAAGTTTTGTATATTGTATATTTCACCAATCATACCTGTTTTACTTATAACAACAACATTGTGTTCTTTGTTATAACCATATTCCCAAGCTTTCTTTTTATTGAGCCTTTTTATGGTATTTAATTTTATTGGCTCAACAACTCTATATAACGATTGTTCGTACATTATTTAGATCTTCTTTCAGCAAAACCACTAAAACTTTCTGTTACTTGTTCTTCCGAGGGTTTACCATCAAGCACATCTTGTTCAAGTTGAATTCTATTTAATATTTCAAAAGCATCAAATATTGCTAATTTTTTTGTTGCTGCAGCGTTTTTTAATCTATCTGCAGATATATCATCATCAGAATCTACAATAGGTTCTTTAGCAACCTTAACTAATTCTTCTACTGCTTTATACCCAGCTTGGATTATATTCTTTTTCTTTTCCTTTGTATTCATATTTAATTGTAATTGCTTTTGTCATAACTCGATATAATCTCTCTCCGTTTATAATAAACTCATATTCACTTCTTGGAGTAAAACCAACTAAATCACCAACATTTAATTCTTTTAAATACTTACTATTATTAGTGTATTTTAAAATACCTACTAAAGGTTGTTCATTTTCAATATCAAATTTATCTAAAGAATGTATAGGTTTAACAAAACAATAGTTATCTATAGATTTCCACTCGTTATTTT